CAACCCGTTTTGGCGAGGCGCGTCCAATGGCTGACGTTGCGATTTTCCCGGATCCGGCTGGCGCCGCGAGGTCGACAAAGGGTTTGTCCGATCACTCGATCATGACTGAGTTTGGGTTCAAGGACTTGCGATTCAAGAAATCAATCCAATCGGTTCGCGATTGCATCAACGCACTGAACGCCAAGTTCCACCGAAACGAGATATTTTTGGACCTCGATAAAATGCCGGAAACCGTGGCCGACCTCGAACAATGCATTTGGAAGGACGGGACATTTGAAATCGACAAGCGAGACGGGAACCGAACGCACTGGCTCGACGGTCTCAAAAACATGGTCGACTTCGAGTTCCCGATCGGAGAGGGTCGAGGCGGCTGGCGTCGGGACGCAATACGTTGACCAGCGGCGGGGAATGAGACCAACATCAAACGGACGACATTGGAGGGTTCATGCGCATATTCACTGAGGCTGACGTTCTCGACCAGGGGTTCCGGGCGGCAGTCATTTCCGAAATCAAGTCGCAATCAAACCAGGCCCGCAAACGTGAGGCGCTCAAGCGTCAAGAATGTTTCCGCGATAACACAATCAAGCACGTCATGAAATCGCTCAAGGAGCTCGGGCTCAAACATGACACGTTGAACGTGATGCAAAACCACGCATCGAACATTTCGATTGTGAAAAAGGTCGTCAACAAAAAGGCCAGGTCATACCGTGGCCAAGTGATGCGCTCGGCGGGGGACGAAGTCGTCACGACGCAAATCACGTCGCTTGCGGCCGCAATGGGTTTGAACGATCAACTCAAAAAAGCCGACTCGACAACTGAACTCCAAAACAACTCGGCCTTGTTTGTCTTGCCCGAGAAAACGCCCGAGGGTCGAATCAGGTTCCGGTCGACGGTTCTTGGTCCTCATCAATACGATGTCATTGAGGATGCAAGAAACCCCGAGCGCCCAGCCGCAATCATTCTCTCCGAATATGTCGACGACCAGACACAACGGTCATTCAATACATCGCAAGTCCAGGCGATCGATGCCGAGGCAACCGTCATTGGCGATCAAATCATTGCGCAAGGTCCTGGCATCACTGAGATGAAAAAGGGCGAGACGTTCATCTGGTGGACGGATTCCTACCATTTCACGACCGACGAGGCGGGTGTCATCATCAATGAGGTTTCACCGATTGGACTTGCGAACCCAATCAGCATGATGCCAGCCGTCACGATCGACAAAAACCAGGATGGGAACTACTGGGGCGCTGGCGGCCAGGACTTGGTCGACGGTGCGATTCTCGTCAACATCATGGCAACCGACATGAACGCGATCATGTATATGCAAGGTTGGGGACAACTCGTCATCTCAGGCCCCAACATTCCGACCGAATACCACGTCGGACCCCACACGGCACTTGTGCTTGAAACTCGCGAGGGGCAAACCGCGCCGAACGTGTCGTTGATTTCAAACAACCCGCCGATTGATTCTTGGCTCAAGGTCATTGAGCAATACGTCGCGCTTCTGCTTTCCACAAATGACCTGTCCACGTCAGCGGTTTCGATGCGTCTTGACGCATCATCGTTCCCGAGTGGAATCGCAATGCTTGTGGATAAGTCCGAGGCCGTTGGTTCGATTGACGATCGCCGTCAGTCGTTTGCAAAGGCCGAGCGTCGCATTTGGAAAATCGCGGCCGCATGGTCTCAGTTATACGGTGCCGTTGGCCAACTCGACGGTGAGTTCGCGGATATTGGAATGCTCCCGGCTGACGTTGAAGTTTCCGTCCGATACCAGGGCGAGGAACAAATCGTGACCGAAAAAGAAAAACTCGAAATCATGAAAATGCGCAAGGAGCTCGGATTGGTCACGCATCTTGATTTGATCATGGCGGACAACCCTAACATGACTCGCGACGAGGCGTTGATCAAACTTGAGGAAATCAAAGAGACGGTTCAGCAAGTTGTTGGCGAAATGACCGAAACGGCATCGCGTGCAATTGACAACGGTGACGATGAATCCGAAAACGAAACGGATGAATCAGAGTCCGACGAGTGAAATAGTGCTTCCGCTTGATCGCGTGATTGGCGAACACGTCCTCGATGCGATCAGGCTTTGCGGCGGGAACAAGCGAACGGCGGCCAAGAAACTCGGCGTCAGTCGTTCGACGTTGTACCGAATTTTGGAGAGGATTCATGGCCATCAAAAAGGTTGCGTTTGAGTTCGACCCATTTGAAGTCCTTGGCATCAAGCCGCCCAAGGATCGCGAGTTGCGCGACGAGGCGCTTGACCGTGTCGCTGAACTTGTCCAGACCTCGGTCCTCGAATATGTCGGCGACGCAAAATCACCCGTAAAGGGCGGACCGTGGAAGCGGTCATTGTCCCCCACCTACAAGAAAATCAAGGACAAGGAATCCGGCGTCACGGTTGCAAACCTTGAATTGACTGGCGACATGCTCGACGCGCTCGAGGTTGTCCGCAAACGTGGAACCAAGTTGTCATTGCAAATCGAAGGGGACGAGGCGCCAAAGGCCGATGGCCACAACAACCATTCCGGTGATTCCCAGCTCCCCGAGCGTCGGTTCATTCCGAAGGAAGGCGAGACGTTGCGGGACACAATCTGGCGGGACGTGAAACGGATCCTCCAAGAATATGAGGACGAATGAAACTGGTCGAAATCAAACCCAACGAAGACCGCGCCGCCCATTGTCGTCGAGTCGTTGAGGACTACCTTGCGGCATACGGCAGCACTTGCGAGGTCGTCGTCATTTTGGGAATCGACAAAGTTCAAGGCGAGTTCATGATGGCCAACCATTCAACCCAGCACGAGAAAACGCACTTGTTTGCGTTTTTCCAAGCAATCGTCATGAGCTGGTTCAATATCGAGCCACGTTGATGGCAAACGCGGCGACAAGGGCAAGAAACCTCAAAGCCAACTTGAGCAAAGCGGTTCGAGACGCAAGCCGTGAGGAACTCAAAAAACGACTCACGCCCGCCGCACTCAAACGCATCGGCGACCGGGTCATTGCAAGAATGCTGCAGCAAATTTCCAAGGGCATTTCGCCCGTGGCGGGGTTTGGCCGGTTTCCGGAATACAAGTCGAGAACCAATGCGCGGGGGTTGAGGCAACAAGCCAAGGCACTCAGCAAGGCTGCCAAGTCGGCAACCGGTAACGTGAAAAAACAAATCAGGGCCAGGCAGAAGACATTGCGGGGCCTTGCGTCACAAGCCCAACGGCGGGGGTACCCGGATTCGCTCGGACCCAAGGTCCTGGCTCAGACTGGCAAAAAGGCCCGGCCGGTGAACCTCAAATTGTATGGCGATTTCCTCGAAAACCTCGAGGCCAGGGTTCGCGACCGCATAGTGGAAATCGGGTATTTCAAGCAATCCGAGGCAATCAAGGAGCTCGGCCATCGTGAGGGTGCAAACGGGCAAGCCATTCGTCCAACCATTCCGATCGGGAACGAAAAATTCAATGCCGCCATTGACGCGGAAATTCTGAAAGCGATTGACGAGGTCCTGAATCGCCGTTGAAATCTTTACAAATTGATTTCAATGGAGGACCATTCTCATGGGCGACAAGAACAATACCGCCACGGCTTCTGACGAACAAAACCAGACGACCGATGAAACGAACAATCAAACGACCGACACGACGACGGGCGATCAAACTCAGACGCAAACACAATCGAGCGACCAGTCCAACATTGAGTTGTTGAAACTCAAGCAAGAATTGGCGGACGCGCAAAAGAAATTGCGCGATGCCGAAGCGGACAAACTCAAGGCGTCGGGCGATTTCAAAAAGCTCTGGGAACAAGAACGCCAACAACGTGAGGAACTTGAGAACCGACTCAAGAAAAACACTCAAGCCTTCGTTGATGCTCAGAAACGCGCCGTTGTGAAGGATGCCATGCTCAAGGCTGGCTTGCGTGCCGACGCAATGAAACTCGTCGAGCAAGCGCAAATTGATGACCTGGCCGTCGATGTCGATGACGGGTCGTTCAAGGTCCTCGGGGTCGAAACGTTCGTTTCAAAATACAAGTCGGAATTCCCATTCATGTTTGCAAAGGATCCGGGAACCGTGAACACGGGCGGAACGGGCAACAAGGGAATGACGACCAGCGGGACGGGGCGCGTGACAAACGCGGACGTTTTTGCCGCTGAGAAAAAATTTGGAAACGGGTCGCAGGAACACAGAGCCATGCTGGCAAAGTTCCTTGACCAGAAACGAAACCAGCAAAAAACCCAGTAGGAGGGTGAATGGACGAAATGTTCAAATCCGATGCAGAAGCGGCGGCGGCGATTCCAGAATTGTGGGCGGCAGCGTTCTATCCAACGTTGCTCGAGAAACTCCCATTCGCGGGATCGGTTGCAACCAACTATCAAGGCGTGATTCAGCAACTTGGCGATACCGTCAACATTACGTCGTGGCCCCAGTTCGACGAGGCTGAAGAAATCCTCGAGAACCAAGCGGTTGCGGCTGACGCGGTTACAGCTCAAAACATTCAGTTGCTCATCAACAAGCAACTGGCGAAGGATTTCATCATCACTCGCAAGACTGAGTTGCAATCACTCGAAATCATGAACGCGTTGCGCGATTTGGCATTGCATTCGATCCTCAAGAAAATGCAAAAAATAATCATCGCGGCAATCGTTCCCTCGACATCGCCTGACCATACAATCGGATATTCGTCGGGCACGACTCTGCAGCTCGTCGACATCCTCGCGGCAAAAGAATTGCTCGACAATGCTGACGTTGAGGAAGCTGGCCGCACAATGATCCTTGGCGCCGCTCAGTACAACGACCTTTTCAACATCGCGGGCATCGTCTCGACTGATTTCGGTCAGTCTGGTTCGCTTGTCAGCGGTCAAGTGAACGGTCTTGTTCTCGGCATGCAAGTGAAATGGACAAGCGAGGTTGGCAACACGGCCTACTTCTCTCATCCGTTGTTCATTGAAATGGCCGTTCAGCAAGCGCCGACTCCAAGCGTTCATGACCTTGGCGTCAACGGCGTTCGCGGAACACGCGTCAACATGGAAGTCTTGTTCGGCTTGAAACAAGCCAGCGACCTCCGCGTTGTCACGGTTTCCTAAGTACGACAAGTATTCGGCAACCGATACCCCGCCCGGACACGGGCGGGGTTTCCCAAGAAACGAAAACCAAATTTCAAAACCAGGAGAAACAATGAAATTCTTGAAAACAATGATGATTGGCTTCGGGCTGATTGTCGCAATGGCATTCGGTCAGGGCGCAGAAGCGCAAACGATGAAACAAACGTTCCAAAAGCAAGTGCACTTCGCGGTGAGCGGTTGCGCGGCTGGAAATGGCGGCGACTCGTATGCAGCGCCAAAGTGTTTCGGCGACGTTGACGTTTGGGCGATTCCAGCAGGAACCGTGATCGAGCGCGTCTATGCAATTGTCGATACCGGAATCACCGGAACGACTGATTTCGACATCGGCGACGATAACTCGGCAAACGGATTCCTTGACGGATCGTTGTCACTCACGATCGGAACGCCCGGCATGTACGGTTGGAACGCAAAAGTTGCTGGATCGTATTTGCGAGTTCAGACCGCTGGCGCGACTGACGCACTCGACATCTACGTTGTCCCCAATGCCAAGTACTACTCGGCATCTGGCAAGGAAGTGAAAATGGACGCGACTGGTGCGGCGACTGGCTCAAGCCAAGCACGCATCGTCATCGAGGGGTATTTCGTAGGACCGAAACAACCCTGATTGATTTCGTGACCGTATGACGGCGGGTTGACTATCCTTGCCCGCCGTCATTTCAACCAGGCAAATGGAGGCCGTGAAATGATTGTGAAACCAGACCAAGCCGCAAGCGTGCTCAAGCTAAGTTTGTCAAATGGTTCGCCTACTGACCATGTGATCAAGCCCGGCGATTCGGTTTCGGGCATTTCAAGTTCGCCATCTGCAAAAACTTGGAGTTGATGAATGCTCACCGGGCAACGGGTCATATTCAGCGACAACGGAACGTTGGTTGACTATTCCCGGCAGCTCGGGGACTTGTTCAATCAAAACATCAGCCTGACGGTCGTGGCCGCTGATGACAAAATGTTTGTCGGCGGCGACCAGCCATTTAATCACCGGTATGTCAAAGTTCACACGCCGAATGCAAATGCGTCGGTTTTGTCCGTTGATATTTGGAACGGATCCGCATGGGTTCCCGCCGTTGACGTCCTTGACGGGACATCGTCTGGCGGGAAAACGTTTGCTCAAACCGGAATCATCCAATGGACGACCGACCGAACAAAGGGTTGGAACCGCCAGGCCGATTCAAACGACGTCACTGGTCTTGCGGGAACGCGGATCTATGACATGTTTTGGGTTCGATTCTCGTACTCGGCCGACACGTCAGCCAAGCAGCTTGCGTACATGGGACACAATTTCTCAGACGATAACCTTCTCGGCGGGTACTACCCCGATTTGGTTCGCTCGAAATTGATTGCGTCTTGGGAATCG